GCATTACGGCTTGTGTCATGCTATCCACCAAGTCATCATGATCTCCATAAGGGAACGCTGCGCACTCCTCAATTACATCCTCCGACCATCTTGTGTCGGGTGTCCATATCATACCACTTTCGAACAACGGTGCAACTGAATTTACTCTAACATGTTTATCTTGTCCTTTGCTTGGTGTAAAATTTACGACAGGGACTCCTATCTGTCTTAACTCGTGTGTAAGAGGTAGCCCTGATGCTTTTGCCTCAATGATTACTGTTTCGGGTTCCCAGTACTTGTATTCTTTGTACGCTATCTTTTTTAATTCAGGAAAGTCCCACCGACCACGCTTCGCATCCATTAATATTAAATGCGGTACATTGTTAGCTTTAGGATAAAATACACCCCATGTAGTAATAGCTGAATAGTCAGCTGTTTCTCTTTTACTAAAAGCTGTATCGTAACTTTGAATTATATGATGTAAATCAGGTATATCTTTCTCCTCCCACGTTTGCCACCACTCTCGTTTAATAATACTACCCTCTTGTGATACGGGAGCCTGTTGCCATTGTGCGTTCCATTTACTAGCGGATAGAGAAGCTTTTACTGACTCAAGTTCTGGTAGTGACCAGAAACCTGGCCATACTGGTTTACCACTAGGCATGATTGCAGGAAACTCTACCACTTCCCATTGATCTGCTTTCAGTTCTGATTGTTTCTTTATCAACTTCCCTGTTAAATCTTTCACGGACCAACGGGTCATAACAATAACTATTGCACCACCAGGCTGTAAACGCTGACGAGGACCAGAGGTATACCACTCATAAGCTTGATCGAGGGCCGTGTCGCTTAGTGCGTCTTGCTCGGAATGCGGATCATCGATAATGAGCAGATCGGCACCACGACCAGTAACCGCACCGCCTGTACCAGCAGCAAAGTATTCTCCACCTTGAGCCGTCTCCCACCGACCAGCTGCCATGCTATCGGGTTGTAATTCAGTTTTAAAAATTTTTTTATATTCTTGAGTCTCCATAAGGTTCCTGACTTTACGTCCAAAGCGAATAGCAAGTTCTCCTGTGTGAGTGGTTTGCATTATCTTTGCTTTTGGGTTTTGGCCCACGAACCACGCAGGAAATAAGAAGGACGCAAACTCTGACTTAGTGTGTCTAGGAGGCATGTTAATGATTAATCGTTTTAATTTACCAGATGCAATATCTTCAAATTTTTTAGAAATTATTTTGTGATGTGAACCTTCTTTGAACTCTGGCCAAACAGATCTTACGAATGGTAAAAAATTTTTTTGTGCCTGTTCTTGAACAGAATATTCTAATTTTTTTATTTTTAATTTTTGAGCTAGAAGTCTCGCTTCTTCTTGAGTTAATGTCTCTATTGATTCCATATTTTTTCAGACCCTGACTGACAGAGTCAAACTTGCCTAGCCTTCGGCAGGCAAGTACCTGCCGCTGCATTTAGGGGGTAACTCCTATGGCAGCATACTATATATGGTGGTTTTTGGCAAATAGGAAATCTTCTACCAGGTAATACCAGTAAAATCCAGGGTCGTTACAGGTGGTAAATTAGTTGTGGATAAGTATGGAAAGAAAGTAAAAATCCTCCCTATGCACAAATAGGGAGGACTAGATTAGAGATTACTAGAGGCGTTCAGTAATACCGAACTTTTGTGCAAGTTCTGACATTAGCTTTTGACCGAATGCTCTGACTTCAGGATTATTACTAGTTTGGACAAACTCAAAGATAGCATAATCCATGTGCTGACAAACTGCTTTGTAGTTGATTGTTTTAGTCCATTTGTCATTAGAAGTTGACTCAAGAATTTCACGCTTGAGTTTTTCAACTTCGGACTTCATAGCTTCATCTACGACAGTCTTGATGTCAGTTAAAGTTAGATCGTTTGACATGTCATTCTCCTTTCTACTTTCTATTTAACAACATTATGGGATTACAGTCAAACACTTTATAAGAGGAAAAAAATTCTTCACTGATGTCCATCACCTGCTGCACAGTGCTAAATCCCTATATGGTAAGAGGGAAGATTCGTGGGCATCACCTGATGGAGAATGGACTCGTGGACGAGATTCGAACTCGCATGATCGTAGTTGCAGTACGATGCATAACCTTTCTGCCACCACGAGATCTGGCATGCTGCTGCCTGGTCTGGGTACTATATATGGTATGTGCTTACATGAGTCGTGAGATCTTGGCTAATGCAGAATGAGCGTAGACACTGCACCAACAACCCGTGCCGCCTGGGACAGCAGCACGAGGCCAACTATAGTAGCAATGATCGTAAAAACTTGCTTAATGGGGAATCAACTCCTGCATCTGTGTCCACGGCTGTGACCCAGGAGGCACCAGCAGAGACGCCCCGTCAAACCAATCTAAGAACCAGTATTCCAGCCGATGCAGCTCTTTGTGCTCGTTTACATAACCTCGCAACTCGTCACCTGGTCCGCCCCAACTAAACTGCCAGCGCCAGTAACCTTCAGGCTGCTTGTCAAAGGTATGAGGTTCTACATAATCAAACGCAAGGGCATCATAATGCGGATTTTTCAGATCCTGCTGACGGGACTTCCATTGATCTTTAATTCTTTCTTCGCAACTTTTTTCCATCTTCGTTCTCCTTTTGTCCCATTTATATAGGATCTTTGACACGCTGTCAAGCAGATCTTTACCATCCTGAGGCCCAGGAGAAGACAGCTCCCCTAGTATACTACCTGTGCTAGTCGTGGGTCGGTGGCGATGGAGAATGGAGAAAGGAGAACAAACTACGAACAACGGCAGCTGTCTGCTGGACAGTGCAAAAATTTTTCCTGACACACCTTACTTCTTCGCAAAATAAAGCGTAATGGAGAACCATCTGCTGCCTGGGGGACAGTGCACCACTTTTACCCTTTCATCCGAAACTTCGCAAAACTAAGCGTAATGGAGAATCAGGAGGATGGCGATCCATGCAGCAGGACGCCTGGTCTGGGGGAACCTTATGAGTATGGCGATGGACACGGCAGCTGTGCCCAGTAGCCAATGGAGAAGTAGACTTATCATAGTCCCAATATTATAGGATCTTTACCCTTTTGTCAAGCATCACCTGCTGACCCGGTACCCCAGCTCCATGAGCCTATGGTTCGGTGGCGATGTCGCAAGATTCACGGTAATGGAAAAACGATTCTATCACCTGCAGCATGCGGCCCGGGTTCCATGGATACTCCAGTATGGCCAGGGGCTCTGTGTCAAGACCCGTAATGGAGAGTTCACGGGCCATGCCACCTGAATAAATATACAAGGCTCTATTAGGGAGGGTCGCAGCCATGATAAAATTCAGTCCACCTGCTTCATTGTAGCTGTAATTCCACGATATTTGACGTGGAGTCAATGCTATTTTTTTCAGCTTAGTACATTTTAATTCTACAAAAAAGCTTATTGGATATCCGTCTTTACCACGAAAAACTCCATGTAAATCAGGAACACCAGGCGAACTGAAAGATTCTATTCTAGTCCAATGAACTTCGGGAGTAATCTCCTTCAGTTTTTTCCAAAATTTAGTTTCTGGTTTGGCTGTCATATGGCACACCATCTTCGTTTGCAATGATGCTTTTTGAAAGTATCTTGCCAAAAACATTAAACCAAAAATGCTTAAACACAGTTGACTTAGCTGCGTGCATGGCTTTCAATGCTTTTTGTTGGCGTCCTATACTTAATTTTATTCTGTCATCCATAACATATCTCCTTTCTTAATACTCATCCCAATATAGTAAGGTATCATTGGGACTAAACTGTTACCTAATGATTTAAGTCTGTCCACCCTTTTGGGTACCCCATTAGCCACTCTACCCACGTTGGGTTCAGACTGCCACCACTGTGACCAGCCAATCTCCCCTTCTTCTTGACCTTCTCGTAATTCACATTCGGACCTGCGTCTCGCCAATCCCTCGCTGTCGGTGTCGGAAACTTCTGTGTTGGCCACATCAGATTTGGGTGCGCTACCTGATCGTTCAAACTGATCGGCATACCCTTCTCTAGTTTCATCTTCATCCTGGTTTTGGAAGAAGGACCACGGCCACTGTGTGCGTCTGGTGTCCTCCATAGCTTCACTAGTCTGCCTAATCCTATCGATCCGTCTATTCCGTTCTGATTCACTTTCCTCAATGTTCCGTTTTTTGTCATTCGAAACTTGTCGTTCTTCCCTATTATAGATCCAGTTGTCCCATCCGAGCTCATTGGTGTTGGCAATAATCCATACCCTTTCCCTTTGGTGGTTGGAGCCGATGCTCGAAGCTGAAATACTAAACGCCCTTGTGGCGTAACCTTCACTCTCCAAGTTCTCGAGTACGGTGTCCAAACCGAGTTTAATGTGTCCACTAACATTTTCTCCAATAACCCAAGTCGGCCTGAGTTCTTTGACAAGTCTAAACATTTCTGGCCAGACGTGTCTCGGATCTTGCTCGCCTTTTTGGCGTCCAGCGATGCTGAACGGTTGACACGGATATCCTCCTGTAATGATGTCGACTTCAGTATGTCCATTTGCTGATAATCTTTCACTATTTAACTCCTTTACATCGTCATAAATTGTAACCCACGGCCAATGCTTGCGTAAAACTTTTTGACAATATTGATCGTAGTCACAAAACGCTACAGTCTCAAAAGCACCTGTAGCTTCTAAACCTAAACTAAATCCACCTATACCTGAAAACAAATCTAAATGTTTATACTTCTTTGTCATTTTCTTCTGGTATAAATATTGGACTCTTGCCACCTTTAGCTGCTAAATCTTTATCTATATAATCAAGCCTATTGTCATTTCGTACACTATGACCTTGATATATGCTATCCATTAACTGATTTGGTGTTAACATTTCATGTGTGCGATCTGAAAAAATAATTACATACACATGTGTTTCACTTGTCTTAGTTAAGACTTTCCATCTTTTAAATCTGTGTATTGCTTTACCAAAAGATTTAGATATGTATTCTTCCATTTTATGTTTACCTAACAATCTTTCTTCTTGACCTTTCAATGTTATTTTCCAAATAGGTTGTTCATACATGCCAGTTCCAGGATTGATTGCACCTTCATCTAACTGTTCTAATGCTACTATTATTTTAGACATCTTTTAATTTTCTCTTTCCTCCTTTCTTTGCTTCTTGTTCTAATGTGTATTTGATTTTTGGTAAAAAGATTTTTACCAAAGGATTTTTGAGATTGTTTCTACCAAACAAAGACATGTCTAGCACGTTGCACATAATGTCAAACTCTGTTTTATCAAGATCAATCCTTACAAATGTTTTTTTATAAGTTCTCGCCATTCTAGATTCTCCTTATTCTTTATAAGTTATCCCATAAAGTTATAAATTGCAAGGCTAATCTTCTGGTGTAATGTCAATAACGTCTGTATTTATGCTAAATTGTTTTTCTATTTCTTTGAGTTTTTCCTCAACTTCAGCCTTAGATAGCTGATCTATTGAACCTGTAAGTATTTCTTTTCTATCTATATACAGTCCTGCTGCCTGGCCTCTTGACTTTTCAGCTGCTACAGCTGCTGCCCAATTACCAGCTTCTTCTGCACCACGAGATAAATCATCTAACCTACGAATATGTCTACCATATGTTACTTTGTATTTTTGTTCCCATTCTCTACGTAATCTTTCTATTTCATTAACAACTAACGGAAACATTTTAGGATTTGTCAAATTAGCTGCGGCTTGTTGTGCTGACTTTTCAGAAAAACCAGCTTCAATTGCACACTCTTTTGCAGACATTCTATCTCCCTTAGTAACTAGTAACACTGCAAACTTATGTTGTTTTGTTGTTAACTTTCTTACGTTGCCCATATCAAAATCATATATAGTTGTTTTATATATACATTATTATTATTATTTATCACTAATTATTTCGCAAGGCATGTATAGTAAAAGTTACTAGGTAACCTATAAGTTACCTAAAAGTTACCTATAAAATACAGTAAAATCAATAACTTATTACAAAAGTAACCTAGGTAACCTCATATTAAGAAAAAAATTGTAAAAGATAAAATAAAATATATTCTATACAACTATATGCCTATTTCACGAGCACAAATACCTAAGCAATTGACTGGTGGTAAAAAGAAAAAGTTGAAGCGCCAGGCAGCTATTGCTATAAATATGAAGAAACGTGGTAAAAAACCGAAAGGAAAATAATCATGCCTAGTCATTACGATAAAGAAGACAAAGAAAAGAAGAAGAAAAAAAAGAAAAAGAAAAAGAAAAAGAAAAAAGATAAGAAGAAAAAATAGTGAAACCACCAAAAAGACCTGATGTTATAGAAATAGGTCCTTTTAAAGTTCATTTAAAGCTTGTCAGTCACGATTTAGCCTACGAGGTAGGTGAACAACAAGGCTCTTTTCATTCTAAACCACCACTTACAATAGTGCTTGATGAAAACATCATGCTATTAGAAAACGAAAACACTTTCAATTTGTTAGTTCATGAGTTATTTCACTGCTGTTATTATCAATACAATTTAGAAAAGGCTAACGAAGAAGAGAATGTAGTGAACGCCTATGCTAACTTTGTCACAGAGCTATTTACTAGGAGTAATGTTAAAGATTATCTTGTATACTTAACACGAGATAAATTAAATTGATCATAAAATATTTTTTAGTAGGAGTCTTTTGCGTAACACAACCATACGATGATTGTATTCGTGTGGCAGGTGAGAGATATTTTGATACAAAAGAATCTTGTGAACTAGCAGCTCAGAGTTTTGGTAACATAATGATGGCACAGAATCCTACAAATACTGTCGCTGTGCAATGTGTTGATGCTTATCCTATTATGTTGAATCGGGATGTGTAGATATAAGTTTATCTAAATACCACCTGGCTTTCTTTAAATCTTCTAATCCGTTCTTGAATTTTTGCCTTACGACATACTTAATCACATTACCGCTAAAATAATCTAGCTTAAATTCTGCAATAAAATCTGACACTTGGATCTTGGCTCCGACATAATATGGCGGGTTTATTTTATCTAAAACCTTGGACTCTTTATCTTTCTCCACCATTCTTTGTCCTTGTTCTTTTCATTTAGTTCGCTATTCATTTTCCGTAAAAAATCATTTATTTCTATTTGATCTTTGACCTGGTCCGTGAGCCGTGCAACTTTCTCCCTTAACAATTTTACTTCGTCTCTTATCGTTTTTATTTCGTCTTCCATTATTTTAACCTCTCTCTATGTATCCTGGCCTGGCGATCACCGATTACCCACACCATATAACCAATAAATAATAATATTAAAGTATTTAATACTAACAATCCTAAAATCATATGTACCTCATTTCTATATTAGCTTCTGTTTCGATCACAACACGAGCACCACAAGATAAAATAGCCTTATCATTACCACCATATCTTACTTTAGAGGGTCCGTTTATAATTACTTCATGACAATATGTATTTTTTTTACCTTCCTTAACTGTAATCACAGGTTCATTTTTATTATTCTTTTTATTACTACGAATGATGTGTTGATTAACGTGTATATATTTTTTCACTTACGCCTCCTATTTTTATATCTACTAGATCTACGTCTTCTTTTTTTTGATCCTATCTTTCGTCTACCTTTATGAAACCCTGCTCTCCCTGTGTGAGCCATTACTTATCGATACCCTTACCGACATCTTGTCCGGGAACCTTGGATCTTAAATGTATATTAAATGCCATAGATCTACGCTCACCTTCACTACGAAACGGATAAACCTGGTGCGATAACCAACTAGGAAATATATACAGATCACCTATCTGTGGTTTAGCCATGTGTGAATGCTTACTAAAAGTATTCGGCACACTACCTAAAAATTCTAAACAACCAACACTAGGATAATGATCCTCTCTTCTAAACTCTTCTTCATAACCTGGTGGTATCTTTAAAAAGAATACACCTGATAGCTGCGAATCATGTATATGTACAGGATTAAAGTCACCTGCGTACTGACTTACAACCCATGAAGTATAAGTCATGTTAGTATTTTCTGGATTAAATTGATTACCAACAGTTTTTAGTATATACTCCGTCACTAATTTATTTATCACTAACTCTAGTGATTTAATTTCGCCCAAGGATAACGCTACTTCTTTTTTCACATTACCAGCCAGGTTAGCGCTGTAATCTAATTGTTCTGATCTTTTATCATCGTTTAATATATCGTCAGCCTTTTTATTTACTTCGTCCACTATATTCTGTGGTACAGAACTCTTCATGATCCGTGGTCCGAAAGGCGTGAACATATCATAATTAATTTGTTTCTCTTGCATTTATACTCCTTGAAGGTGAGGGCAAAGAATAAAAAATAAAAAAACTTTGCCCTCGGTCATGTTCAGAAAGGTGCTAGTCTCTCCTAGCCGTCACACCACTTCCTATCTTTATCAGGTAAGGATCAAGTATTACAGTCAATGAACTGCGAAGATTAATAGAGGAGTAATACTTGCGTTTCATTCTAGGTGTCAGATGAACCCCCTTCGCTGTGGGGATTAGGTCTAAGGACTATCTCTTTTACAACAACGTCCTTAATCTCGAACTCGGCAAACGGAGGGATCGGCTTGTAGTTTGGAGACCCAGGAGGAAATACTAGTAAGTTGTCCCAATCTCTCTCGTCTACCCTTTTTTGCACTTTCTTTACGGCCTCCTGTAAAGTATCATGCAAAACTTTGTAATGTATTGTCTCTGTCCTTTGGACAGCTACATCATGATATTTTGGAAAATTGTTATCTGTTATGAAATCAGTGTCATTTTTTTTGGCTTTTAAGAAGGTTATAGCCTGTTGTAGACTTTCGTCTGCATGATCCTTCTCTGCATATTTAATTAAAATTGATATCGCTTCTTCATCTGTCATTCTATGTTCTCCTATATAAATACATCCACACCATATACATGAGCTACCATCGTGCTCTGGGCAATAGCAAAGTGGACATAGATCATTCAATGTTTCTCTTCTTACACTCTTGCATCGTCAAAAACTCTATAACCTTACCTACAGATCTAAAGTCTTTGGCTCCTAATTTTTTTAACAGTTGCCATATGTCTATTTTGACTGCAACTGATTTATATTTTAAAGCATTCATTTCTTTCTCCTAAAAAAGTACGGTAAATACAGCTATAGCAATTAGAATTTGCTTCCAAAATATAGCTAGAAATACTAGCACTATAAATATATTTAACCAATGTATGCCCATAATTTATACAATTATATGGGATTTGTCAATGAATTGTGTCATTTTTTGGATCCTCCTCCTCATATTCAATAGTAAATTCAATGTGAAATGTCGCTCCACAACTAGGGCATGAGTATACCTTTTTACCATTCTCTTTTTCATGCTCATCTACTGGTATTACAATATCTTTGCAATTGTAACACTCAGCAGTTACAAGCTTTTTAGTGTCCCCCATGACTCTCCTATCTTTGGATCTACTTTACTTGGCACTTCTAGCTCAATACAGTTCTCCATAATCTCTTTTATTTTTTTGACCTGTTCCATATCTTCACACGAACAATTAAGTTCATCGTGCACTTGTATGTGTGGTGTGATACCAGCTTTGTATACTTCAACCATTGCTTTTTTAGTTTGATCAGCTGCACTACCTTGTATTAATTTGTTCAATGCTTTGTAAGTAAATGCTCTCTTAAGATTACTACCATACTTTCGTACAGCTTCATCACGTGGTAATGGTTTGTGTACACCCCATTTGGTTGGTTCATACAAATCAAAATGACATATACGACCAAGTATAGTTCTGACCTGGCCATTATCATTAGCTGACTTACTAGCCAGGCTCATCAATTGTTTTACAAATGGCACACGAGCATGATATTTTTCAAATAATTCTTTTGTATCATCTTCACCTAGTCCTAACTCACTACCTAATTTTTTCTGACCCATACCATAAAACAATCCTAAATTCATAGTTTTAGCTGTCTTACGATCTATACCTGCCATTTCAGCAGCTATCTGATGAAAGTCTGTGTCTGTTTTATCCTGATAAGAATGTACAAACTCATCTGCACCTGACAATCCACCATGCGTTAAAGCTGCAAAATGTACAACTAATCTAGGCTCTTGTTGTGAGTAATCAAAACTACCCCACATGTGATTACCTTCTGGTATAAACAATGACCTGATCATTGGTCCGATGTTCTCGTTCCGTGCTGGTATCTGCTGTAAATTAGGATTCGACATACTTAATCTGCCTGTAATCGTACCACCTTGATCTGACTTTAATTGATTGATCTCGCCATGTATACGACCATCCTGTTCATGTTTTAATAATGAGT